GAGGAATAGTTATGTCTTGGTTAGCAGTAGATAAAGGTGGCTGTGAACATATTTTTGCAGAAAAACCTTGCAGAAATGAAAGTAATACATTATGGATTTGCTCTGTCGTATATTTATATGGGCAGAGGTACGCAAATACCGGTTGCTGTTACCTTCCTAAAGGAAGCATTAAGAAGCTCATCGGAAGAGAACTTACTTGGAACGATGAGCCAGTAGAACTTAAAGAAGATTGATATGGAATGGGATGTTAAATTTGTACTAGCAAAGCTTTTGAATGATATGAAGTATAAAGAAGCCGTAGAGTTAATAAATGCCCACAATGATAATGTTGATGCTCAGGATGTAGATATTTTTATATCAGGATTTAGCTTAGTATACGCAGAGCTTCTTAATCCAATATCACCAATATTGGAGAGATACCTTTCTTCTAGTGCCATTTCTTGGCAAGGAAGAATGAGAATAGCTTTAGCTATACAGCAATGCAAGAAACTTAAAAAGAATAATTATGGTAAGAGAATTTGAAGTAAGTATTAGAGTTACTATTGATTCTAAGTGCAAAGATAGTGACGATGATATTATAGAAGCACTTATGAAAGGAGCGGATAAGTATTTCTATCCATATTGTTGTAGTAATGAACATATAGAGCATACTAATAGTACTGCTCATAAAGTTAAATAAAAATGAGAAGTATGCACGATAAAATTATAGGAGCAGGAGTAGCTAACTTATTTATTGAGCGAATGAAGTTAGAAGGATGGTTGCCCATTAAAGAGTATTTCAAGATGAAAAAACTTGGAATTGAGCTTGATTGGGTAATGGTTCTTACTATGGAGAATGATGGATTTATCGCAATACCAATGGTAGCAGAATATCGTGTTCCACATAAAGATAGTGGGCGAAAATCTGGTTGGTATAAAGACGAGATTGATAATCCAAACAGGAGAATTGACGATTGGACTAATGTCATCATGTTCAAACTTTTAGATAAGCCTAATATTGACGGAATAAGGGATTCTATTCTTGACAAATATAAAGAGGCCGAAGGTATTACAGATACTCATGCTTATAATTTGTCTTTCAATGAGACGGTTGTTAAACAATGTAAGGGGATTAAATGATTATAGCTTATGAAATTAGAAGACATCAAGTTCAAGGCTAAACGTCTTGACAACAGAGAATGGATAATCGGAAGCTTTGTTGTAATGAAGATTCCTGCACTTAGCAAAACTACTATAGGTATCGTAGAAGCAGGCGGTGCAACGCTTCATGAAATTGACCCTGTTACTGTCTGCCAGTTCACAGGGCTAACAGACAAGAATGGAATACCTATCTATGAGGGGGATATAGTTATGCACAAAGATAACAATGCGGAAAGAAGAGGTGATATTAATTGGGATAGTAAAGCTGCTGCTTTCTGTTTTGGGCAAGATTTCTTATTCTACTACTCTTCTGAAGATATGGTTGTTGTTGGTAATAAATACGATAAGTAGGAATAGCGTATGATAGAAAAGATATTAGAAATAGTAGCTCAAAGACTGAATGCTTTAGCCACAAAGATTTTTAAGGAAGAGTCTTATCCTTATCTTCCTCCTCTTTCAAGAAGAGAACGAAGAAAGTTTGAACGTGACAACCAAAAAGCTGAGAAGAATATAGCATTATGTCGTAGATGCATGAAGAACTCTCCTAGTTGGTGGTGTCCAGGAGAACGTTGCTATTTCTTCCCCTATCGAAGACACGTATTATTTGGAGATAAAAATAAGTAGTATATGGAAATTGTAATTTTATATATAAGTGTTAGTCTAATTTACATCTTTCTTGTTTGCTTGGATGGAGAAGATGTAAAACCGAAATGGAAACAATGGCTAGCTGACAAACTAGGCATCAAGCCAAAGATAGATGTTAGATACATAAAGCCACAAGTCGTTAAGCTTCGTTCAAGAGTTACAATGTCGAATTTTGAAATGCAATACTATTGCCGTGACAAATCTGGCATGGAGCAATTGAAGAGAAGAGCAATAGAAAGTGTGTACGATGAAATTCTTAAGGGAATGAAGGCAAACGAATTGGTTTCCATTTCGCAATATAATGACATTTATAGTACTAACACTATTTATGAGGGGACATGTGAAATTTATAAAAACAAGTAGTATATGAAGATAAGACAAGCTAAGAAAATCTTGAATATGATGGCGAAAGGAACGGACACACGTTACTTCGATTCAAAATATACATTCAAGAAAGAGAGTAGATTCATTCCTAGATTAAAGAATCTCTATCAGAAAGCAACTATCAGATGGAATAAGGTAAATATGCCGAGTGCCAACGTTAGTTTGTTTCGTTCAATTTTGAGAACTTCAAAGGAATGCAGTCGTTGTAAACATTTCAATGGTATGCTTGCAGGAAGATGTACTAAACTACATAAGTATGTTGAAAGCAGCGATTGGTGTCATGGAACGTTTTTCCATAGAAAGTGAGGTTGACATGAAAATAAGACAAGCTAAGAAGATAATGAAGCAAGTCTATAAGACTAGATATTGGGCTTATAGGCAAGGCTATTATTGTGGCAAGAAAGATGCTGGAAAGCTAGCCGGAGACCATCGTTTGTTAAAGGCTATGCGTCTTACAAAGAAGTGGGAAAGTCGCAAGATACGAAATGATGTGAATAAAATACTGGAGAAGAATCCGTTCAAACCGAGGGATCTTCAACGTAGTGCTTTAAGATTAATGAGATATGGATGTAGCAAAGCTTAATCAGGAAATTTTAGGCGTAGATTTGGAATACAAAAACGTCTATATTGATGCGGAGAACACAAGAATGATACGTGCCAAATTACCTTATGGGTATTGCGATTTGGTTCGCACAGATGTGTGGAATGGTCGTGTGAATCATCCGGAAGAGCATGATATTGTAAAATATACGGCAATCTCTTGGTATATGGAAGAATTTGTCGGTGGAGTTGATTTAGGTCGCAACTATATGCATGCTAAATATAAGTTCTTCGAGTTGGTTGTGAATAAAAAATATATTTTGGAAATGAAACATAAGAAAAATGAAAATGCTAGATAATAAGTTAATCATAGATATTCCTAAAGGAATGGAAGTGGATATTGAAAAAAGTGACTTGAAAGCGGGCATTATAGCATTCAAGAAGAGACCCTTCAGCTATGAGGATGTTATATCTACTTTAATAGACCGTGGTCTTAGTCCTGTCGTTGCTAATGTTACTAATAGTAATGTAGAGAAAATTGTTGCATTGGATAAGTTAATGGATATAGCTAAGTGTTATAATGGAGATTGGAAACCGGATTGGAATTCTAAAGAATGCAAGCATAATATCATGCGAACCAGCGAATACGGTATTACTTCTAGTAGTGATTATAACGAAGGTGCTATTTACTTCAAGAACAAAGAAGATGCCCAAGCCGTTATTGATAATCCGAATTTCAGAAGCATTCTTGATGCAATCTATAAGGACTAAGGCTTATGAAGGAAATGTTCTTTAAAAGTGTAAAGTTCCGTGAAGTTCAGCATTTGGCATTCTCGGATGAATATATAACTGCATACGTATCGGTGAACCATGTTCCTAAGATACACCTAAGTGTAAATACACCTCGTGATGAATATGGGTTTGCGAAAGGTAAATCAAAGCGTTACTTTAGAGTGGGGTTTGGAAAATGGCTCACCGAACGAGCGTTTGTGAAGAAATATTTTAGTGAAGAATAAATGAATATAAAAAAGTCAGATATGGGAAATAAGATTAATGTAGCGGAAATCCTAAAGGATAAGCCGCAAGGAACTAAGTTGTACGACTTATTACGCAATATAGACGTAGAGTTAGGTAAAGTCCACACAACAGACGTTGGTACTTATATAGAATGTACATCAACTAATGAAGTAGGCAGTACTCTTTTGTTTGATTATTCAAAACTAGGTACAGAAAAATGCTGGCTTGAAGGCTTACGGATTCTCCTTCCTTCTAAGAATATGCGTGACTGGGGCAAATTCGCATGGAAGAAGGGCGATGTGCTTATCAATAGTTGTGGATTTCAGTGCATTTTCAAAGAATGGGCATCTGATGATTATACAAAGTTCAACGGATGCTATTCTAATAGTAGGGATGGTTACGAAGACGTATCAAATGCAGAAACAGCTAAGTTTGACAAGTTAGATAACAATATTGCCTATGGATATGTCAGAGAGATTGAAAGAAAATTAGGTGGCATACTAAACCTTGAAACTTTGGATATTGAGAAGGCTCAGCCAGAGTTCAAGGATGGTGATATACTATGTGTAATTGAAAGTTCTAACAATTATCACTATATACTTATATACGAAGGTCAAGATGATGAACATATTTATCGCTATGTAACAATGCTTGAGAATAATTCTTTAATTATAGAAAAGGGTTCTTATTTTACAAAACCAAAAGACTATTCTATGCGCTATGCCACAGAAGAAGAGAAGCAGCAGCTCTTTGACGCTCTCGCAAAGAAAGACAAGGCTTGGGATGCTGAGAAGAAAATGATTGTTGATTTGAAGAAAAAAGTCGAGCTTAAACCTTTTGATAAGGTTGTAGTAAGATGTAGCGAAGCAGATAGATGGTCTATAGATTTCTTTAGTTATAAAGCACCTAACGGATATATATGTACAGGAGACGCTTGGTTTGGATATTGTCTTCCTTACAATGAGGAGACTGCAAAGTTAATAGGTACAACTAAAAATATGGAGGTTTAAGATATGGACGAAGCTTTTAAGAAGGAACTTATAGAGCATTGTAAAAGGCAAATGCAACGCTTTGAGAGAATGGGAAGAACAGATTCTTTCGCATATAAAGAACATGCTGTTTTACTTAGTTTTCTTGAACGTCCATATTTACCTTTTTAATATAGTAATAGTTATGATAGACATAAAGAAAAAAATCCAAGCCGCCAGAGATTACGCAAGAAAAAGCTATCGTGTAATCAGAAAGGTTAGCAAAAACGGCTTTATGGTTCAAAGAGATAAAAATGCCGATAAGCATTTCTTGGATGGCATTGATTGGGCAGAGAAAGAGATATTCAAAGATTTGATTCATAATGCTAACGAAGTTCCTCAAATTGGCAGAGGAAGGATTCTTGCATACTCAAGAGACTGCGGTTATAGAAATCTTTACAACCTATACGATATGATGTACAAGACTGATTGCGGCACATATCAAGAAATGTGGGAATTAGAAGTTAAAGCTTACTATTTGGATGGTTGGATATACGCAGATGAATTGTTTGACTTAATTATCAAAGGAGGTGATAGCAAATGACCGATGCAGAATTTAATAAGTTTGTGCTTATGCTAGAGAATGAAGCGTTTCGGTTTTCGAGAAGCCAAAACGAATTTAAGGAACATCGAGTAGTGATAGAACAGTCTTTCAAGATAGGAGGGATGTTCATCCTTCGAGAGTTGGAAAAGTATTTTAATCAAAAGAAGTAAGCGTATGATATTATATGAGAATCAATGTTTTGAGCTTTTAAAAGCTTTGTGTTATAGTGTCCCACAGAATCCAAATGTCGGTAGGTTTGAGATTGCAAACGTGATACTTGACACATTACAAAAAATAAAAGATGCGGATTAACAGCTTTCGGGCACAAATTTAAAGATAATGACAAAGGAAGAAATATTGGAAAAGGCATCTGATTTTGAGGATGAAGATGAGTTTGTGAAGTGTGATAGATTGCCGTTCACTGAAGAATTGTGGCTTTTACATCAGCTAGTGTATATCGGCTTGTCTTGTACCTATACAGGTCGTGGCTATATAATTGAGAAACTTAAAGATTAGTAAAATGGAAGCGAATGATTATTTGAAGGCTATGCAAGCTATGGACGAATTGGATAGACTTGTAACTAGTGTTTATCCGGATAAGTTCAAGTTGGTCTGCAAGAAGCATGGAATAGATGAATGCGAGGCGATGAACATGTATTCGTACTTGCAAAAGATGCAAAAAGGTCAGTCTTGGTTAGTTAGATACAAGCCATTGGAATATCTAGAGCGTGTATTAACACTAGCCAAAGAAGCTTATGCGTCTTACATGAACAACGGCTTGATTCTAAGTATGGTCAATTTTGGTGATAAGTACACAAGAATACTTGTAATCTTTGAGAAAGATGGAGTGAGAAGCCAACAGGAATTTGACCTTAGAGAGCAAAGAACATATGTTGATATAGCGGACTTTATTGGAAATGGTTACTCCATCGTATCTGTTATCCGTCAGTCTGACAATGTTGATAGCGAAAAATTTGTTGGAGAAAAGGATGAGCGAAGTCATAGTATTCCTATTTACGATGGTGATGTAATGCTTTGTTACGTGAATAAACCGGAATTTTGGAGTTCCGATTGGCGTAATAGCGGACTTTATATTTGTGAGAACGGCTCATATCATAGATTGCTATACACCCCGAATAAGGGGTACGTAAGACATGGAGAGCCTGATGTAGATGAAGACTTCACCATTGATATTGGGGAAAAATCCTTCAATAGTTATGTTATGACTTTAAGCCAGTCTTGGTATAAGTTGGGTAATGTTCATGCAGGTATAGGCTTTTTGAAGGAGAAAGAATAGAAGAGTAAAAGGAGAGGAATATCATTTCCCCTCCTTTGCCCTAATCTCCAGCTCGATAGGCTTGCCGCAATGGGGGCAGATGATAGCCGGATGCGATAAGGTTTCACCATCAATAGCAAGGAAACTAGATGGCGAGCAACCACAAATACTAGCTATTTGTTCTACTTTCGCAAATGAAATTGAGCCATTATTGATTTGTTGCGATAAAGCTGATTGGGTAATACCTAACTTTTCAGCTACAGATGAAATGGTTTGCCCATGACTCCTAATTATTTTCTTTAAGTCCATACCTTATTAT